AGAACGCACTATTTCTACAGCAAATGTATTTCATGAATCGGTACCAAGCAATGCAAGATTTCTTTGGGTTTCATATCCTACTAGTGCACAAGTAAAAATAGAAAGAGGTAGCTTGTCAACCATATGGACTCCAAGTCCGAAAGATGATTTTTCAAATGCGTATCCTCCATATGTAGGAACTTACACAACCTTTGATGATGTTCAATCAACAAATCCTTCTGACTATACTTGGCAAAGAATATTAGGGATGAATGGAGAAGATGGTAAAGACGGAATTGCTGGTAAAGATGGCGTTGGAGTTTCTGAGACAAATATTTCTTATGCTCAATCTACAAGTGGAACATCAGCTCCAGTCTCTGGATGGACACTTCAAGTTCCGACTTTGATCAAGGGTCAGTATCTATGGACGAAAACAACTTGGACTTACACAGATTCTTCAACCGAAACTGGCTATACTGTTTCATACAATGCCAAAGATGGGAACAATGGAACTGACGGAATTGCTGGTAAAGATGGCGTAGGAATTTCGAGTACGAAAATTGAATACACATCTTCATCTTCTGGAACTGTAAAACCAACTACCGGATGGAATACATCAATACCTACTGTGCCAGCAGGATCTTTTTTATGGACCAAAACTACTTGGACATATACAGATGGAACAAATGAATCGGGATATTCGGCAGCGAAAATGGGTGAAAAAGGGGACCAAGGCATCCAAGGACCGAAAGGATCTGATGGTCAAACATATTATACTTGGTTGAAGTATGCAGATACTCCCACCAGTGGTATGTCAGATAGCCCAACTGGAAAGACATATATCGGATTAGCCTATAACAAAACGACTGCCACTGAATCAACAAATTACGCAGATTATACTTGGTCATTGATCAAGGGATCAGATGGAGCACAAGGGCCTAAAGGAGATAATGGACAAACACTCTATACGTGGATCAAGTATGCTACATCTGCTTCTGGCGCAGGAATGTCGGATAGTCCAACAGGTAAAACTTACATCGGATTAGCCTATAACAAAACGACTGCCACCGAAAGTACGAACGCCGCTGATTATTCATGGTCATTAATAAAAGGAGATAAGGGCGATACCGGAGCAACTGGACCTCAAGGACCACAGGGACCAACCGGACCGAAAGGTGATCGAGGTATTATGGGGGTTGCCTATATGCAGCCTACTCAACCCACTGATACTACAGAAGGAGTTACATGGTTCAAAACCGAATCGGCAACAAGTGACAAAATTATTGGTGTATATACGTATAAAGGCGGATGGCAACAGAAGAAGTATGCAAGCGCAACATTATCAGTTGAATCTCTTGATGCACTAAGTGCTAACTTAGGCGAAATCAAAGCTGGAATAATAAATGGGGTTGAGATCAAGGGGGATGGTCTTTATTCAGACTTTGATCGGGTGAACACCACCGGTGGTACTGTATGGACTAAAGGAACACTAACCATGGCCAACGGTAGGTTTAGGAACGATTTCCAAGAGTATACGAAATCTAGTGGCGCAGTTACGCGTAACGGTTTTTCTGAGCTTACCCACGAAGCGCTAACTATGGCTAGTTTTAATGGTAATCAGACTACCACAGTAGAACGCTATCTACAGATAAACCCTTTCCGTATTAACATGCTAGACGACCAAGGGCGCGGCGGTAATTTGACTTTCCAAGACGTAGTTTCCGTAGACGCTACGCTATTAACTGCCTATGGTAACTTTGAAATTTATGCAACGTCAGGCGACGGGGCACCGACAGCTAGAAGACAAGGTAGACTTATATCACTAGCTGGGGCTTTTAAGAATAAAATTGCACTAACATCAGGCACTACAAAGCAGAAAATGGGAACTGTACCGGAGTGGGCCAGACCGGCACAGCGAGCCATCTTTATCGTGGCCGGGTCAAGCTACAACCAGTACCAACTAGAAATAGCGACAAATGGGGACATAGAATTTTCACGATATGGAACAAGCGGCATGAACATAGGGATAGGCTATTGGTTTGGGCTATCATGCGTTTATGCTGCTGCTGACTTTTAGAATAGAGGTGTATTAGATGGATAAGCTAGAAGAGTACAAAAGGCGCTATCTTGAGGAATCAAGGGCGCCTGACGGTACGCTAAGCGAAGAAACTAAGAAGCTAGGTGACGAAATTCTTTTTGATTATTTCAAGGGTGACGTGGTAGCATTTGATGACTTGATTATCTCATTAAATGAAGAACCAGATGACAAATACGAGCAGCTCTTGAAAGAAAACGAAGAAATGAAGCAAAGGCAAGAAATGGCAGAAGAAGCTCTGTTGAATTTATCTGACATGCTGTTGAGCAGATAAGGAGGAAATATAATGAATTACTCAGCATTGGAAATGTTATATGCGACTCACATCATTGAAGGCAAACGTACAATTGAAAGTGTTCCTTCATCAATACGTGAAGATGTTGCAGAAATTGTTGCAAACGCAAAAAAGCAAGAAGGAACCAAAGAATAGGATTTGTAGCAGCAGGAGCGATCGGCTTATTAGCCGGTTGCTTTTTTATTTTTAGGAAAGCAGGTGGCATATGTGGAAATAGAAAAGCAGGTGCAAGCTCATGAAGAACGTTTAAAACAGCATGATAAAGAATTGGGGCGTCTTAATGACGTTACATTGGAAATGCAAAAATCAATGAATGAAGGTTTAGCGCGCGTTGATGTTTCTTACGTGAACAAAATACCCGGCAAAGCGAACAAAATGCAGAAATTCTTCGTGCAGTTTTGCAAAGAAATGAAAAGTCTGATGAACGCAAGTATGAACTAAAAATGCTTGATAAAACGAATATGTGGAAAATGATCCTTGGCATTGGTGCATCAGCAGGGGCAGTATTTGCATTTGTCTTAGAATTAATAAAATTTTTTGGAGGTAGATAAACATGAACAATATTAATTGGAAATTACGTTTGAAAAGTAAGGCATTTTGGTTGGCGGTTATTCCAGCACTGGCATTAGCAGTGCAAGCAATTGCTGCAGTATTTGGATTTGAGTATGACTTCGGGGATCTAGTCAATAAACTGATTGTTGTAGTCAATACAGTTTTTGCAGTCTTGGTGATCATTGGTATCGTCAATGATCCTACGACCAATGGCATCACCGATAGTCAACAGGCGCTAACTTATGAGCAACCCAAACGCGATACAGTTGATTATGGGGATGGCCAAGAGTTTACGAATAAAACAGTTTATCCGAAAAATGACGAAGAAGATGATGAGTAGCCACTCTGCTGCTCTTTTTAGTTTGAAAGGGTGATATAAATGAGCTTTATCAAGTACGAGTATATCAATATTAATAAGTACTCAAGACCAGGTATCAAGAACAACGGTATTGACGGTATCGTCATGCATTACACCGCCAACAAAGGTGGCACCGCACGTAATCACAAAAACTATTTTAGTAATCTCAAAGGAAACTATGCTTCTGCTCAGTTGTTTGTAGATGATATTGAGGCACTTTGTATTATGCCGCTGAATGAAGTTGCGTATCACGCCAACGAAATCAGTAAATATAATGCAGATGGGTCACGTTATCGTCCATTGTATTCTAAGATTGGCAATGCCAATTACTCAACGATTGGCGTGGAGATGTGCTTGGATAAAAACGGAAATATCACCGAGAAGACATTCCAGAACACTGTTAAAGCTGTCAAAGAATTGATTGAAAAATATCCAAATATCACTCGAAATAAGATTTGGCGTCATTATGATGTTACTGGCAAAAACTGCCCGGCTCCATGGGTAGCAAAACCAAGTGAGCTAGAACGCTTCAAGGATGCGGTGTTTGAAAAAGCGAATGGAGGCGCAACAAACGTGACAAATAAAAAAACATATATTCAGAATGCTAGACGTGTAGAAGTTATCAAAGAAGATGGGGATCAGGAATATACTG